GTTAAGTTACCTATTCTAAAGAAACTTATGGATAAATTCGGACCGACAATTAAACCAGGCGTTCCCATGCTATCACGAGACAACCGTGCCCCTGAAGAGTTAATTAAGGATCTGCACCCGAAATCGACACTACAGTTTGTGGAGGGTGCTGCTCGTGTGTATGGTTCTCTTAGTTGCCCCAGTGTTCACCCGCGTTCGCGCGTCGAGCCTAGTGTAGCTTGTGAGATCCTCGAAGCTCAATATGGTATGAAGAGGGCCCATGGTGCTCCTGTTATGTCAGGGCGTCGTCACTGGGTCCCCAAGCACTTGTCTCTTAAGCCTCTTACGGCGCACAAGCCTGTTATTCCGGCTCACTACTATGATGCTATCCGGGAGGCAGTATTTAATAAGTTAACGTCTCAACTTAAGCCTGATGATATTGAAATGATGCACGTTGTGACGACCGACGTGGCTCTTAATGGCGCTGACGGCGTTCCTTTTGTGGATGCTGTGCCCCGTTCCACGTCTATGGGTTTTCCGCACAATAGTAAGAAAATGAATTTTATGGTATTCACTAGCGGTGACCGTGTTGAGTTTATAGAAGAAATTGCTGCGATTGTTGCTGATGTTGAACAGCGCATGCGCAAAGGAGAGCGAATTCACCCGGTTTTTAATGCCGCACTAAAAGACGAACCCAGACCCTTTGAGAAGATTGAACAAGGTAATACCCGCGTTTTTAGCGGAAGCCCTATTGTCTGGGGCCTTAATGTAAGGAAATATTTATTGTGGCTTGTACGCTTAGTGCAGCACAACACCATCCTATTCGAGAGCGGCCCAGGAACGAGATGCCAGTCTAGCGAGTGGGGTGATATTTATCGTTATATTACTAAGTTCGGCACCGAGACTATGGTGGCCGGAGACTATAAGAAATTTGATAAGAATATGTCGCCCGAAATTATTAAAGCTGTTTATGAACTTATTATAGATCTCGCGGAATGGTCTGGCAATTTTGATGCTGAGGATATCCTCGCTATGAGAACCGTTGCTGAAGACTCGGCCTTCCCGCTAACTAATTATTTTGGTGACCTAGTAGAGTTTTTCGGAAGTAATCCGTCTGGTCATCCCCTTACTGTTATTATTAATGGA